TCCTATTTTATTTCGTAAATCTCCAAGTAAATTTTTATTCACTCCTTGCACTGAACCTGAACCAGATATACTTTCGCCATTACACTCTAAATAACCATCGGGCACGTCTGATGTAGCCATGCAAAATACTGCTGCTACAGGTACAGAAGCAACAGCTTCCCATGCTAATGTTGAATTACCACCGTTACTACTAGCAACTTTTAAAAAACCTCCGTCTACTTTTGTCTGCGGTAATACATAAGTCCTGCTTTCACCAATACTGTCATTGGCTGTTAAACCTGTAAAGAAAGTCTGAGCAGCATTTTTAAGTTCTAAGTTACCACCAAAAGTTATTTCGATTCCATAACTACCAACACTAGCTCTAACTGCTGAGCCAGTTTTAAAAGCCATAACATCTGATCCTGGCCTGTAAATACCTGTATCTGTATCTCCATCAAAACTAATAGCAGGAGTTGAACTGTTATTTGAATTACTAAATAATACTTGTCCTGAAAATGTATCTCCCGATCTTTTTACCAATCCTAAATTATCTTCATCTAGATTCCCTACTTCATATAAAGTTGCACTACCTGTAACTCCTCGTTGAGCTAAATTACCTCCACTTGTGCCTCTTATAAATAATTTCTTTGGTGTTCCACTATCTTCGGCTATAAATTCTGTAGGTAATAACTCGCCACCTGAACTTAACGGACCATAATTATGTGCTGCCACTGCTTTGATGGTATCTTGCATGTCCTCTCTGACTACTAAGCCAGAGGCATTTTCTATGTCTTTAGTACCCCTTTGAAATGTTGACACTACAAAAAATCTTTTACTCTATATTACACGCCTTTACCGTAACCGACAGCCTGAAATGTAAATTTTTTATTTACTGGCTGATTATTAGAATTTTTTATAACTAAATTAAAGCCTTTACCATTTATATTTGCTCCTGCTGCATTTAAAAAATTACCATTTGAATCTTGTTTGATAACAAAATATTCACCACTAGCAGCATTAGCAATAGTTATTCCGATAGAAGGCAAAAGGGTATTAGCATTTCCTAAAGCTGTTGTTCCTGTAAAAAATGGGTTAGCAAAAGTTACATCTACTCCATTAGCTGAAGTACCCGAATCTATAGGAGTAGTAACACTTTCATTGCTTGAATTTAGATGTGATCTTTCAGTTCTTGATTCAAACTCAGCAATAACTCCAAGCTCCTGCACGTTTACATTATTTGCAGCAGAACCAGATTCTAATGTGCATCTAAATTTAAACCCTCTACCTTTATACGTTCCATTGGCAAAAGTTTGGTAGTTACTGTATGTAGGAGAACCAGTACCAGGATCATCTTGAGTTATACTGACAGATAAAAACGCACTTACATCATCTATAGCAGGACCATCAAAGTTGCCGTCTGTTGCATAATTGTTCCAAAAAGACCCTGCTGGTATCAAAGTATCTATTGTATTAACAAAGTTAAAAATACAAGCGGTAGCTGAAGATACGGTAGCACTTGGCACTGCCTCTATTTGAAAACTGGTAGTAGTGAGATTATTGCTTATTACTTTATAAACACCGCTTGTTGATCCACTGCTAGGTGTGAAATTAACATAATCTCCTGCTGATCTTCCATGAGCAGTAGCATTTCCACTTGAATCTAACGCAGTAATAGTTACTATAGTGCCAGATTGAGTATATGAACCATCTGTAAGTTGACCCCCTACACCAAAACCAAATGCTTTAATAATTCTTCTGAAATTAACAGAAAAAATAGCACCTAAATCTAACGTGACGGCAAAATCATAAAATCCTCTTAAACCTCTATCAATACTTACACTTCCAGAAGTGTTAACACTACGGTCTGCTTCAACTGTAAGAGTATTTGCATTTTGAACAGAAGCAACTGTATAGTCTAAATCTTCTGCTTCTCCACCAGTAAAATTAAACTTTAAAAATTCTCCAACTTGTATTCCGTGGTTTGCAACTGTACAAGTAATAATTTTACCTACTTGACTATAGGTTCCAGACTTTACAACTGTTACATCTGCTAACTCTAAACCTCCTGCATTTTTTGCCGTATTTCTTTTATTTCCTGCAAATGAATTAGGTAAATCTGTATCTTCTCTGTCATTCATTACAATTTTGGAATCTATTAAATCAGGTAAATCAACAATTACGCTGGTTTCTTCTGTACTAAAACGACCTCCATCATCTTGAAACTTTAAAATATATTCTCCTTCCAACAAAGGTACGGTAACAGAAGTACTATTCCCTGGAATTGCTTTTATAAGATCAACTGAATTTTGAAACGTACCTTGACCATCTGTTTGTGTACTGTGCCTCACATATACTCTTCCACCATGTATAACATCGGGATCAGTAGATAAATCCCATCTGAGTCTTACATCTTTCGAGTCGATAGGTTCATAGCTTAAGTTTCTTACAGGACCAGGAATCTCTGATTTACCTTTTGCAATGAAAGTTATATTTGAAGAAGTCCTTGATAAAGTAAGAGCAGCATTAAAAGAAAAAACTTTAATTTCATAAGATCCTGCCTGACTATTTAGTATTTCAATGTCAGGTCTAAATACTGTTTCACTTATCCAGTTTGTATTATTAAATCTGTATTGGACAAGATATTGATTGACACCTGTTCTTACTTCCCATGAAACAATAATTTTTGATACAGCTAAATTATTTATTACTACAATTTTTTCTACAGCACCTAAACCAGTAGGCGGTTCTTTAAACGCATTTAACAAAGATATAGTTCTTGGTACTAAATCTTTTCCTTTTTCGATATTTTCGTATTTACCAGGAACGTAAGTTAAAGCTGTAATTGTGTAATTAACACTCTCAGTTTCTTCAATACTAATAACTCTAAAAAGCTGAGAGTCTACTGCTCCAGGTTGCCCATCAAACTGAGGCTCACTGGTTAATAACCATATTGAATTAAAGTTT